GTCCTAAGCGTTTCTTTACTGTTAAGTGATTTCCAACATCCAAATCACCGGCAACAATTGCGTTATCGTCTAAATAGACATTACGAGAACTGTTCGGTCCTAATTTATTTCCAGCAATCACCAACCCTTTTCGTGTAATCGCATCATTCACGATTTGAGATTGATTCGCTGATTCTGGTTGTTGTAATCTTGCCTCTGCGTTTAATAGTCCTTGGAAGACTAATCCCACTTGATTTACCATTTGTGTTAGTCCAGATTCACCAATCGGTCCAGCAGGTCCAACCGCACCTACATCACCTTTATCGCCTTTGGGTCCAGGAGCGCCAATCGCACCGGCAGGACCGGCTGATCCAGCAGGACCAATTGGACCAGGTTCTCCTCGAATACCGGGTGTGCCCGTCGCATAAGCCGTCACATTTCGAGATTCATCTTGACTTAACACATAACTTCTGCCAGGAGCACCTTGTGGTCCGGCAGGTCCAGCGGGACCAATCGAACCAGCAGGACCAACTTCTCCACGAGGACCAACAGGACCCATATCACCTTTGGGTCCGGGTGCTCCTTCACCTTTTGGACCGATCGGTCCAGCGGGACCAACAGCACCGGCAACACCAGCAACACCGGGCGCACCAGTATCTCCTTTGGGACCGGCGGGACCCGTTGAACCACGAAGACCTGGCTCTCCTTTGGGTCCAATTGGACCAACAAGACCAGGCGAACCCGGAGAACCACGAGAACCGGGACTACCAGATAGGTCTAATGGCATATTTTGAATTTTTTCATTAATGGTATTTGTAATGCGAGTCCAATCACTGGCACTTAAAGTGTTGTTAGATTCAGGAATGGATTCTATGACAACAGCACGATCTCTGGAAAGGAAGGGTAAATTAGATTCCTCTTCGGGAAGTAAATACGTGGGAGATAATTGGGAAGAACCGGAAGGTAATCGAATATTGGTAAAATTTTCAATGACACTGGATTCGATACGTTTAATTTGTTCGGGCGTTAATAATTGATAACAATCACCAACGGTGACAATTTGATTCGGGTCAATCCAATTCGTCGAAAAATTTGGATTAATAGGAATACGATAACTTTGTGATGGTTGATGAAGATTATCCCACGAATTTACATCTTGGTCTTGCCTTCCAAATGGAATACTTTGGGATTGAATCCAAAAACTTTCTTTACGATATTGATATAAAATGATAATAATGACTAATGCGATTATAAATAGAGTATATTTCATCTCTATTTATATTCCGGATATTTATAAAATTATTCATCATCTTTTTGAACGACTTCCTTCCATTCTTTCCATGCACTCGTTTGAATCACTCCACTTGGAAAACACGCTTTTTGGGCGGATTCTTCATTGCGAAACTTTCCAGGAGGTAATAACGCATCAAACTGACTTTCCCATTCTTTACTACGAATCATTCTCTCTCCTCCTGATTCATCCGCATAAATATCTTTGGGAACTCTTGTTAATTTCTTTACCTCTGGGTATGTTTCAAAACGATTATTCTCAAACCCCTCTACTGCTTCCATTGCCTGTCTATATTCACGGATTCCGCCCACAATCCTTTCCATATTCGGTATTCCATTTGTCCCCATAATTTCACGTTCTCTTCTCATCTCTCTGGTTCGATTTTGAATTCGAGGTGTCGTTTCCTGTCCTCGGTTAAAAGCCCACGTAGCGTCTGCTGATAAAGGTCCATTAAATGTCATTGAAGTTGTTGTGGGAGCAACACCTTTGTCATTGAGAGATTGTTGAAATCGACCATCTTTCATAAAATAAAAGTTTTGTTTAATTGGCGGACTGGATTGATTTTCACAACCGTGTAAATAAACATTCACAGCAGGAGCATCTACTCCTGGTAAAGGAGATGGCATTGATTTCATCACATAATCTGCTAAAACAGCAAGTGGCTCATTTTCATGAGGAGTTTCTTGTGGAGGAGAACGCAATAAAAATGAATCCATTTGTGCGATTTCTTCACCGATATTATTGGGTGGTCTCTCAACAGGAGTGGGAGCATTTGGATCAGGAGTAGCAGGACCGACAGACGAAAATGAAGTTGATGTGGGAGGTGTTGTATATTCAAGAGGAGTTGGAGCAGTGGGAGTTTCTTGTGTCTTTTCGACCACTTTTAATTGACGAAAAACGGCGGCAGCATATTCATTATCACCTTTGGGGAGATTATCTCCCATTAAATCAACAATAGAACGTGAAATTAAGTCGGCGGTTTCGTCATCAAGAGATAATTGGTGATTATCTTGATAGAATTTTTTGACATCATCCGGAGAAGGTTCTTTCATTTCAGTAGAAGATCTATTAAATAATTCACCAATCAAAGAAGCAGATTGTGATAATCGTAAATCATCAGCTTCTTCAATTTTAGTCAAGTTTAAAAGGGCATCTTTGGAAAGTTCTTGGGGGGATTTATCCGGCGGAGGAGTTGTATTATTCAATGTGCGGTTTAATGCGTCCTCCGCCGCATCCTGAAAATTTTCAAAAGAATGCGGTGGATTCACAAAAATTTTTCGCCATAAATTCCGTAATTCTGGATTTTGTTCTGTATATAATCGCAATAATATCCAATAAATAACGAAAGTTAATAAAGGCAACCATAATATATCCATTGAATTACAGTTTGGTTCGAATATACGACGAATTAAAATGGCGAGAACTAACGCCAACAATAAAATGTTAATTTCGTCCATTCCTAATAATGGATTAGAAAAATGACTCACCACGCACGAGAAAGACTTTCCGTTTTCCAAATAACCGCATTCTTCTCTTTTTCATCATATAATGAATACGGTATTTCCCAAAAATTACCAAACATTGGTTGTGTTAATTGTAAAATAACAAACTGATGAAAAATAAAGATGGTTTTTGCGTCTAAGTCAGCGCAAAGGACACCCATTTCAACTTCCCGATCAATCTCAATGGGTGGAATATAAACAATATATTCACATGTTTCTTTTTCATCCCAAGAAGTGCGATAAGATGGTGGAATGAGTCTTTGTTTCATCTTTGTTGAAAAATGAATATAGGTTGAACCACTCATACACGTCCCTGATATCAAAGCAATATATCCGCAATTCTTCTTCAAAGTCATATCAAAGATAAATCCACTTTGAGAGGAATGGGCTGGTGCTTCCCATCGTGCTACGGCTTCATTGATATTTGTGAAAAAACCTTCTTGATGATTTTCCAATTCCCTCGTTAATGTCATAAACTTCATCAATAATGTTTGATTTTGAAATGGCATCATCCATTGTGCGAATCGATGTGTTTTCTTTTCCATTTCGAACGGATTCATGATAATAGAGAAGTTTTGAGGAAATAGACCTGACATCATAATGTGGTCTTGTGTAAAAAGAGATTCTGTGGATAAGTCAATAAAAAGGGTAATCATAATATTTGTTTCAGAATAAAAATAAAATGGTTTTGATACTTCCCATAATGTATTTTGAATATCACCATTTACATTTTGACTAAATAAAAGAAAAGGTATATTTTTGGGTTCATTTCTTTTAATGGATAAGGAAAGAGGTGAAAAGAGAAGAATCGAACCAAAAGGGGGTGAATAAACGGGAAAAGAAATAATAGGAATTAAATCTTTTGATATATTTTTTAGTCGAAGTAATAAAAGGTATTTATTTGATTGAACGCTGTGAGAGGGAAGACTCCAACAAGGATGAAGATAAAAAGGCGTTTTTGGGATAATTTGTTGAAATCTTTTCATTTCTATAAATACATCAATGATTTATTTATATCCTTTTTTACGAAAATCAAATTATCAAAATATATCACAACCAATACAATTGATATCACAGGAATATCAAAATGAAATAACATCCCATCAATGGTTTTTTCATTTACAAACCAAAGAAATTCCTATTTATTTTATTCAAATGCGTCAATATTTACATGATAAAGATTTAGGAACTTATGCGATAGATCCGAAAAGTCGATTTGAAGGAACATTGAAGATTCAATATCAAAATTATGAAAAAGAGAAGAGAGATAGAATATTTGAATGGTTTTCATCGAAAGAAATACCTGAATTACATTTTCATCAAATCATTCATCGAGAAATATTGGAAAGGGACATTCTTTTTCATTTTCATGAGAAATTTCAAATCGACGGACAAATTGATGTAGATGCGATTGAATATTGGGTTTGTTTCTACACGTTAAATCCATCTTTATTACAATCTTGTTTGAAACAGCAATATCATACGATACTTGAATCGGATCGTTTATGTATTATTTTTCAATTACCAATTGAGAGAGAGTTTGAGTTCAAGTTTGATTTTGATTTTGAGGAGAATGCGCCGTTGATTCATCGAATGAAGATTGAAATTCATTCAATTTGGGGTGAAATCCCTTCTCGAAATAACACAATTCCAATTCAATCTCTTTCAGTTTGTCCTTCCATTTTACAAGAATTACCCAAAGAAGTTCCTGATTTTTTATGGACGTTTATCATTTATTGTCGAAACCCTGTTTCTTTGCGAGAATGTATCGATCATATTGAAGATTTAGAGGGTAGAAAGGAGATTATTGTTTGTGATGATGCGAGTTATATTCCTTTACGATATGAATATAGTGAGATACGGTTATTGGAGAGCCGTCGTTATCGGGGTCGTGCTTGGTTTTATCAATATGGTATTTGTGAGTCAAAAGGGCGTTATATTTGTTTATGTGAGGAGACGGTTCGATTTCGTCGAAATTTTGTGGAAGAGATGAATCGATTTTATGGAACACGTGAGGATATTTTTGTTTATACGAATACAGGACCTTATCAATTTGATTTTATTCGGGAGGGATGTATCCCAGATGTTTTCACTTTTCCTAAAAAATTATTTATGGAGAGTCCCTTTGAATTTCGTAAGTTTCAAACAACCAAAGCAATTACATTCGATTTTCTTTTACGTTCGAAAGTAAAACCAATTTATTGTTGGACGACAGAGTATTATGAAAAAAGAGAAGACACGTATGAGATTCAACTTATTATTTTGGAATATGTTTATCGAGAGATGGGAAAATTGGAATTTCGATTAGAATGGGGTGTGGATGACCCACCCGTTCATGCGATATGTGGTAAGAATTGGTGGGGTGCTCTTCAAGTAAAGTATCAAACAAAATGGATATCATTACGAGTAAATGAAGATTTTTTGAGGAAGAATATGAATTCAAAAATGGAATTCATGCAAATCGGGTGGCATCAAGGATGGATTGGTGTCAATCAGTCATTTAATGTATTATTATTAGGACATCCTATGTATTTATGGGATACAATTGTGTTTTGGGGTGATGGAGAGATATGTGATTTAAGCGATTGGGGAGTTCCGTGTGAGCGATGGGTTAAAAATAAGGAATATAGAGGAAATGTGTTAATGATTCGAGGGGGAATACAAATAACGAAACCATTGGAATTTTTTGCGAGAGCGATGATGAAGGTAGCACCAGATTGGAAATGTTTAATATGGGAGGGTGGAAATGGAGAATGGTGGAGTTCAGGAGTGGAAGTGAAAGAACCGAGAATGATTGGAACACGAGATGGAAAGTTAGATTGGAAGACAAAACGAGACGTTTGGTTTTTAGGAAAACAATGTTTTCGAGAAGTATGATCTATTGGAGTGAAGGTAAAGATTGGATTCGATTTAAAATCGAAGGAGTTGTTGAATATGTAGGGGAAGGGAAGTGGAAAGTAGATGGGAAGGACGTGATTATAGAAATGAAATGTTTGGTAAAAAACTATCGAGAGTTAAAGAATGGGAGAGTGTATGAGTGGATTGGTGAGAAGACGGTCTTTGAATATTGGAAGAAAATTCAAAGTAATGTGAAATTGGAGGTAGATTGGGATAATTATATGGAAGAGGATTTGGAGAATGAGTTATATAAGTTTGTGGAGTTTTAGAAAGCCTTGAAGTTGTCTTGAAATAACTTGAAGCCAAATTTGAGAGAGAAGTCGATTATCAAAGCAGGCAATACGAACCCAGATGGTAAAGTTTTCATTTGCTGGAAGTTGATAGGTAGCAATTGTATAATTGAGATTATTTGGTATTTGTGTCATCATTTGTTGAATGATATCTGTATATTGGATTCCAATATGATTCAGGAAGAGATTACTTGATTGATTGTGAATGATAAAAATTTGGGCGTGCCAGAGATATCCGGAAAGAGGAGTGATATGAATTTTGGACGAGCCATATATTTCGATTTGATTTTGGTGAAAGATGCGAAGGGCGGTTTTCCAGGTTGGGTGAATTGTTTTTTCCCATGATTTATTTCGATTTGTTTCATAGTTCATTAGTTTCTCAATAATTGGATGGAAAGGATAAAAATGAATCATACTCTCATTGCTCGCTTTTAACCAGTTAAGATGAGAAACATAATCTGTTTCTGTAATAAAGTTATATTGATATCCAAGAATAGAAAGTTTATGGGTAGTTGGATAATTTGATAATTGATAATCGGTTGCTGTTAATTGAATGATATCTTCAATTTCTTGAATTTGTTTTAAAATGATTGGATCAATGTTAATATAGGGTGAAATAATTTCAATACAAAGTTTATTTTTTTGTTTCGACTGCATCATCATTTGCATAAGTTGATATTCATATTGGATATATTGGTCGATATAAAGTTGGAACATTGATTTACCCCAATAAGGCATATTTACTTTCATCGTATCAATCATTTCAAGTAGTTTTTCCAATGGAATCAGTGTTGGGAAATCATTTGGAAAATCAATAAATTGGATATTCCATTTGGGTGGAAAAGTTCTTGCTACATTATCAAAGAAATCATAGATAAGAGATGTAAATGGTTGTGGTTTAATAAATTCGATATTCATTCGGGGAAATTTATCTGTAAATTTCCAGTTTGTAATAACATCTTGGATAAACTCTCCAAGACACCATAATGTGATGGGTTGTTGTGTTGGTTGTGTTTCTTGAAACCATTTTTGAAAATTGGTGAGATTGGTTATGAGATAATGTTTCCAGGTAGTTTTGTTTGGTTTTCCTTGATGAAGACGGGTCAAATAGATCCATTCTTCAAGTGTTTTATTGGACGTGGGATTTTGAACGAAGGGATGCCAGAGATTGATTCCGGAGGGATAGCCACGAGTAATGAGAGGAGGATTTGAGAACCAGGGAGGTGAAGGTTCTTTTGATTTAATGGAGAGGGAGTGAAGTTGGTGAAGGGGAATATTTTTTATTTTTTGATAATCGAAGAAATTTTGTTTGACAAGATGATATGGTAATTTATGAAATTGAATTTTATTTTTAACGTCCATAATGGTATAGCCTTGAATAGAGGTATATGCGGCGAAGAATCTTTCCCAAGCGTGAGGCATTTTATTCCAGAAGTTATCTTTGATAATGGCTTCATCAAATTCGTGTAGAATTTCATTGGGAGGGAATCTTTGAATGAGTTGGGAACAGATTTCTGGTTTTATCCAGAACATTGTTCCACTTACCATATAGACTTGTTGAATCATATTGGTAATAAATGGTCTAAATTGTAATTGTAGATATGTTTGATGTCCGCAATTGGCGAAACCGAGGGGATTCGTATGAAGATGCCAGGCGAGGTCTGTATCGAGAAGGATACCATTTGGGCGGTATTGGTTGGGTGGAGGAGGAAAATCATATTTAATTTGTGATTCATCTTTTTCATAATTTTTTGTAATTTCTTCTAAACTTGGTAAATCATTTTTATGAATAGGTTTCGGTATGATTCCAGCACGAATCAGTAAGTCAATTTCTGTTGTGAAGTTAATATAATCTGTATTGTCTGCCGAAGGTGCAATCATACCGAGGTCATTGCGGATTCGAAAGCAGTCAAGATACCATTCAATCCATTGTGGAGAGGGAGCGAGGTCATTTACCATTGTTAGAAACCATTCTTCGTTTGATTTTTTTGCTTGAAGTTTCAGGATTGCTAGATAATTGCGAATCGGTGCTTTTTGACAGAAGATGAGAAATGCGAGAACATCAGCACCGACATTTGGGACGGGAATCCAGGAAACGTTTGGTAAGTCAATTATTTTTTCGGTAGATTGGTCGTTATGATAGGTTATCCAGATATCAGGTGGGGACGAGACAGGGAATTTTTTGAATAGGTTAGTGAATGAGGGTAGAATGTCCCAATTTCTGCCAAGATGGAAATGGATAGCCCATTTGGTGTGAGAGGGTAGTTTATTGGGAGGAGCAGGGTGAGTAGAACAATATCCGGGTTGTCTCCATAATTCAAATGTTTTTACATTTTGAGCCATATTTATAAACAATCAATTTAAGTTTTTTGAGATGCTTACGCACACATTTCAAAAATTAAACAAAAAACATCGCATAAATATTAAGCATTGTAATAAAAACCATAAAGTTAGATAAAATACGTTCTGGCGTCCAAGAAGATTCTTGTGAAATTTTTTCCGTAATGTAATTTCGAAGTTCATCATATTCTGTTCCAACTGGAATCATCTTTAAAAGAAGAACCTGATTATGAGGGTTTGAATCGCCCTTTACAATTACAGATTGAAAAAGATGAAGATACTCTTCCATTAAATTAATTTGTTTATCTTCGTCATTTCGTTGTCGTTTGCGAGGACGAGTATCATCATTTGCTACTTCAACCCAATCGTTATTCATTGTATAACGATAGTGATTATTTTTTATTGAGCGTTATAGACGCACCAACGGGCTCGTCCGTCTTTATGTCCCCACGAAATTACCCAATCATTGTTTTGATATGGGATTGCGCTTAATGGAAATTCAATTGTCATATCCGTTAGAGTAAATTGTTCGCTGATATACGTAATTTCCAGTTTTGGTGTAATCCGGAATTCAACCCATCGCTGATAATATTCACGAGCAACATCCTTATTACTGACCGTGCAAATCTCATGAACCATACAACCAAACCGAGTTGTATTTACAGAAGAGGATTCAAATGCCGCAGAAGCATTGGCAAATTTAGGTGTGGATTGATTCGCCGAAAGTAAAACCGGACAGGTTGAACCACGGAACGCTCCGCAATCAATGGTTTGGTAATTTTCTGCTATGATTTGGCAATTTCCCGTTTCTGGATTTACTTCCGCAATTCGTAATGGCTCCCAAGAATATACCACCATAATCTTTCCTTCATGTGAAAATGGTAGCCAATTCTTTTCACAATTATTGTTATACCATCCTTTCAATTCATTACCATTGTTAAACACACGTAATGGAATTGTAAATTCCACTTTATATTCATCAGTTAATTTTCCAAGGACAATTCGTGGTGTTCCTATAAATCCGTCTATATGAAGACAAGTTGATGTAAAATAGATTTGATTGGAATGTGAGAAAAGTCGAACATCCTCAAATCCCCAAACAGGAAGTCGCCCACATTCCTGCCATTTTGGTCGAAGTGGAGCACGTTGTTCCTCTGGAAGTTCCGGAATCCAACCAAGTGATTTCTCATGGATCTCCACTAAATCCGTAATGGGATCTTTCTCAATTTGAAGTTTCTTAATTAATGTAGCCGTATCAATACAATGCTCACCATCGGGTGGATAAACATAACTGCCATTCACAATTTTATAATTTACATTACGAACCGAACAAATAAATCCATCACCGTGTTTTATCATACTTGGATTACACGCATTCCAACCTTTTTTCGCCGGAGTCCATTCACCCTGATAATGTAATTGAGGCTTCTTATACAGAGTTGGATAAGGATAAAATCGACGATTTGAGCGTGCCATATCTCTACGACGATGTGCCGGAGATTCAATATTCCCTTTATATCGTCCAATTAATAATTTCTCTAACGCATCAATCGCTTCTTTTTCAGCATTTGGCACTTGATTACGCACATAATAGGCACAAATACTAATTTCGTCCCACCAACCATCGTGATAAGCGTGTGGTTCAACAAATAGTTTATCATCTTTTGGGAAAGGAATCTGTTTCCCAAGTTGAATCCACGCCCACGCTTCAAGGTTTTTACCTTTTATACGAGACCAATGTGCTAACCGATATAATGATTCCGCACGTTGTGGTCTCATCGACCAAGCACTAACGCACTCCTGAACTGTTTGCGCCCATAATTTTTGACGCTCCTCCTCACTTAACTTCGAATCTTTTGAACCATCATAAGAACAATTTGCTGCACGAAGTGCCGCCATCCATTTCTCTTCATCCCAACCTCCCAAACTCACACGCTTTAAATAACCATCATGTGCCTCTTGCCAACGACCTAAATCTTGTAAAGTCTGTGAAAGATAAAACCACGTTCGTGAATCATCCGGTGTTTCTTCTAACTGCTCTCGTAATAACTTTTCATCACGCTGATATTTATCACCACGTGCTCCACCATCGCCACGGTCATCAATAAATAAAATAGAGGTTGGAACTGCCCTCATCATTTTATGATAATCGTGAGGAGCATTGAAATTCCAATATTCGTGCGTCTTACCCACACAATTCCAGGGGGAATCAATCCGGAGCATACGAATGTTTTTATAATGAAGACCACCTTGTCTTTGTTCGAATTCAAATCCACGAATTTCGTGATTAACTTCGGGAAG